CACGGCAAACCTTGATCTCGCTGCGGGTGACGTCGTCTACTACGTGGACGATACCGGTTACGGGGCTTCCACGGTCACAGCCGACGTGTCCGACGCGACGGGGCAGGAGATTGGCGCTGGCGTCGCGTGCGCCACTGTCACTGAAGACTCGTCTTATATGTGGGTGCAGATCAAAGGCCCCGCGACGGTAACGGAGACGCTCGGCGGGTCGGCCGGCGACGGTGACCCTCTGACGTGTGTCGGCGCGGCGGACAAGGCTTTGACGAAGGCTGCGGAGGCGGACAGCACGGGCGTCTATAAGCCTGTGGTCGCCATCGCTGTTGACGCCTCCGCGAAGGAAATCATCTGCGATTTCCCGTTCTGATGGACCTAAGGGGGCTTCGGCCCCCTTTTTTATTTCTGAGGGCAAATGGCACAAGCACCGCTGCGAATTATCCGATTTTGGACCGCCTACACACAGCGCGATGGGGCGAATATCGCTCGCGACATGGTCGAGTATTGCGCCCCCGGCATGGCACAGCGCGCGACGACGGTTGCCGTTGTCGATCAGCTGTCGCGCATCAGAACAGATGTTGACCCGGACAACCCCGCGTATCGTCTGGCGCGCGAACGGTGGGGCGCCATCGAGCCCGCCTATGCCGCTTGGAAAAAAGGCCATGAAATCACGGTTGACGGCACGCCTCTCGCGGCATGGCCGGGCGTCACCCCGGAACAGGCAGAGGTGCTGCGAACGTTCGGGCTCCGCACGGTCGAAGAGGTGGCGAACGCGACGGATAGCGTGATCGCTCGCGTGCAATTGCCGGGCGTGCGTGATTTGCAGGCGAACGCGCGTGCCTTCTTGGAGGCTGCGGACCGTGGGAAGGTCGCAGCGGAGCTGGCGCGCAAGGACGATGAGATCGCGGCACTCAAAGCGGACATGGAAGAGCTGAAGGCCATGCTTGTTGAGTCCATGCAGGCTAACGAGCCGGACCTGGAGCCCGACGGCAGCGAGGCCCCGCGTCGAAGGGGGCGCCCGCCGAAGGCACGCGATGAGGTCGCCGCGTAATGGCAAGCTCTGTCCTCTCGATGCTGCAAGAGGTGGCGGACAGGCTCGATCTTGTCCGTCCGTCTGTCCTGACCGGCTCGAACGCCGACGAACAGGGCAAGCAGTTGCTCGCGTGCGCAAATGAAGAGGGCAGGGAGGCCGCGCGGCGCGGGGCGTGGCAGGCGCTGACAAAGGAGCAGACGTTCACAACAACGGCAGCGGAGACGCAGTCGGGGGCCATCCCAAGCGATTTCGACCGGATCATCCAGGGGACGGCCTACAATCGGACGAAGGCCCGGCCGCTAACCGGCCCGCTCACGGCGATTGAGTATCAGGATTATAAAGGGCGTCTGACGAGCTTCGTTTATGAGGCCTTTCGCATTCGCGGCGATGCGTTTTTGATCGTCCCGGCGCCGCCTGCGGGCGAGACTGTGGCGTTTGAGTACATTTCTAAGTGGTGGTGCGGCGCGGCTGCGGACACGGCGCCGACGCAGGCCACTATCGCGGCCGATACGGACATCGTTTTCCTCGATGAAGAATTGTTCCGGCTCGGCACCATGTGGCGCTACCTGCGGCGACGCGGGCTCGATTACGCCGAAGGGATGCAGCAATACGAGATGCTGCTTGCGCAGCTTCTAGGCCGTGATGCCGGGGCACGGCCGATTTACATGGGCGGCAACCAGCCGTTTAGGCCGCGTGCCCCGCTGCCGCCAGATGGCAACTGGAACCTCTGATGCTGAGCCGCACGCCTGTCGGGGGCTATCGATCCAAGCGGACGCTGCAAGCAAGGACGGCGCCCGTGCCGGCCGTGTCGGGTGGCTGGAACCGGCGCGATTCCGTTGCCGCGATGCCAGAGAATGACGCGATTATCCTAGACAACATGATCCCGACATCGCGCGGGGTGGTGCTTCGCAAGGGGTACGCCGAGCACGCAACCGGGGTGACTGGAGATTATGTCGAGACGTTGATGGTGTACGCTCCAGCCAGCGGGGCGCAAGAAATGTTCGCCTGCGGTCCGAGTTCGATCATGGACGTAACGACGGCGGGCGCCGCGTCTAACGCGGTTACGGGCCTATCGAATGGGCGCTGGTCCTGGGTCAACGTTTCGACTCTTGGCGGCAATTACCTGCTTTGCGCCAACGGCCTCAACGCGATGCGGACGTATGACGGGGCGAACTGGACGTCGACAAGTATTACGGGCGTGACGAGTTCGGACATCGACTTTCTGGCCGTGCATCAGAACCGCATATGGATGATCGAAAAGACGTCCATGAGCGTATGGTATCTGGCTGTCGGCGCGGTGAGCGGCACCGCGACTGAGTTTGATCTAGGCCCGGTGGCCCGCCTCGGCGGATCTCTTGTCGCGATGGCGAGTTGGACGCGCGATGGTGGCGCGGGAATGGATGACGTGGCCGTGTTCGTTACGTCGGCTGGCGAGGCCATTATCTATTCCGGCACCGACCCGTCCAGCGCGACGACGTGGCAGCTAGTTGGCGTGTTCCGCATCCCAGAGCCGCTCGGGCGGAATTGCGCCGTGAAGATCGGCGCGGATCTCGGCATCATCACGACGCAAGGCGTTGTGTCGCTGAATAGCGTGTTGCCTGTGTCCGCAAGCAACCAGACGCGAACGGCGATCACGGACAAGGTGCGAGAAGCCTATGCTGAAATCGTCGCCACCTCGCGCGACGTACACGGCTGGCAGGTGATCGAGGCGCCCGAAGAGCAGCTCTTGTTAGTCAATGTGCCGAAGGCAGAGCGGGTCGAGGCGTATCAGTACGTGATGAATACGACAACCGGCGCTTGGTGCCGGTTCGTCGGGCTCAACGCGGGCTGTTGGGCCTACTTTAACAACGCGCTGTATTTTGGCGGGCACGACGGCAACGTTTACAAGTACACGGGCACGCGCGACAACAGCAGCACGGCTATTGATGGTCTCATTCAGCACGCATTTTCGGCGATGCGAACGCCGAACACGAAGATTTTCGACAGGGTTAAGCCGGTCGTTTTCGGGCCGTCGAACTACATCCCGGCTGTCGATATTCGGCTCGACTACGACGACAGCCTCGTTGATCTCACGGCTACCACGTATAACACAATTGGGCCGATCTGGGACGAGGTCTACTGGGACGAGGAGTTCTGGGCCGAAGACCAGGCCGCAAGCGTAAGTTGGCAACCGTTGCGTGGCGAGGGTATGGCGTGCTCACTGGTCGTCGCGCTTGCGAGTAAAGAAGAAGTGACGTACCACGGCGCTATTATCACCTTCCGCGCGGGCGGGCCGTATTAATGTACGTGGTCGGGCGCCTCGTTTTCGAGGCCGACGCGGACGTTGTGCCGATCCTGAATAGGCTTATTCCCGGCGGGGTCGTCCCTCATTACCGCCAAGCGGTCGGCTTTCTCCATCAAAATGAAATCGCGGGCGGGGCGCTGTTCTTCGGCTTGCTCCCCGGCGTTGAAATCGAGATCGCCATGGCAGCAGCGACGCCACGGGCTGTCGGGCGCGGGGTGCTGCGGGAGCTTGTTGCGCATGCCTTCAGCCATTTCAACGTGCGCCGAGTCACAGCACACACGGATGCCGAAAACCTGCGCGCACGACGGGCGCTTGAGCGCGTTGGCTTCGCGGTTGAGGGCCGAAAGCGGCAAGCCAGTCCGCGCGGCGACGTGATGATCTACGGACTGCTAAAAGAGGACGTGAAATTATGGTCAGCCCCAAGCCCCCGGACCCGTATGCGACGGCTGATGCCCAGGCGCGCGTGAGCAGCAACGCGGCGAATGAAAACGCAATCCGCACAAACCCGAACCTGATTACCCCTCAAGGGTCGTCCATGTGGACGCAATCGGGAACGGAGACTGTCAATGGGCAGAAGGTGCCGCGCTATACGCAGACAATCAGCCTGTCGCCGGAGCAACAGCAGCTTTACAACCAGCAGACGCGGATCGGGAAGAACGTTAACGACATAGCGTTGTCGCAGCTCAACACGCTTGGGAACACGCTTGCCACGCCCTTGAGCTTCGACGGCGTGACGCAAATGGCTGACGTCCCCAGCTACAGCCGTGCCCCGGCAGGCCCGCAGCTTGGCGTTGCGGACTATAACAACGTTGGGAATGGGCCGCGTCTTGGCGAGGTCGCCGCGCTGCCGAAGCTGGAACGTTTGCCCGCAAACAGCTACGAAACGAGCCGGAGGCAGGTCGAAGACGCGCTCTATTCGCGTTTGAATCCGCAGCTGCAACAGTCGCGCGACGCTCTTGAGCAGCGCTTGCGCAACCAGGGGCTCACGCCAGGGACAGAGGCGTACAACCGCGCCGTTGATGAGAGCAACCGCGCGGCGAACGACGCCAGAATGCAGGTTGTTTTGGCGGGTGGGAACGAGCAGTCGCGACTGGCAGGCCTTGACTTAAGCCGCATCGGGCAACGCAATCAGGCGACAGAGGCTGAGACGGCGTCCCGGATCGCTCAACAGCAGTACGGGAACCAGATTGCGCAGCAGCAATACCAAAACGAGACGGCGGCGACGCAATACAATAACCAGTCTGCGGCACAGCGCATGGCCGCGTTGAACGCCGCACAGCAGCAAATGTATGACAACGCAGTCGCTGGGACGCAATACAACAACACCCTGTTGGGGCAAGAGGCCGCCGCGCAAAACCAAATGCGGCAGCAGCAAATCGCCGAGCGGCAAACCCTACGCTCAACGCCAATTGCCGAACTCGGCTACCTCACGGGTATGGGGAATTATTCAGGGCCGTCTGTCCAGAGCTACAACGCGAGCGCGGTGGCGCCGCCAGATCTGGCAGGGTTGATCGGGCAGAATTATCAAACCAAGGCGAACCAATACAACGCGTTGCTTGGCGGGCTTGCCGGCATTGGCGGGAGCATCCTGAAAGCCCCGATGACGGGTGGCGGCAGTGTCGCGGGTAACATGCTTGGCGGCCTCGCCGGCCTATTCAGATAGGACCCAGGCATGGCGAACTATGGCGCTTATGACCCTGTAGATTTTGCACGAAGCATGCGGGAGAAGGTGGCCGCGAGCCAATTGAACGGGCAATCCCCATCATGGGGCGCGCAGTTTGGCATCAAAAGCGGGAGCCCAGACGAATGGGCGCGCTTTTTCACTATGGTCGGGCAACAGGAAAGCGGCCACAGGGTTGCGCCCGTGCGCCCGGACGGATCTCTTGAACGATTCCGTTCGACGCTCCCAGGCGAAAAATCGTTTGGCCCGTTTCAATTTAATAAGGGCGAGTACGGTTTGAACAGCTGGTCCGACGTTAACGACCCGAACAAGGTTCAAGACGCTCTTATTCGGGTCGCGCTTGCCGGGAAGATACCAGCGTACTTCGGCAGCGTTCAGCGGCCAAAAGAGACGCTGCAGCATGAGAATTGGTACACGACGACAGTCAAGCCTGAGCTTGACAAGCATTTCGACTTAGAAGGGGCGGCGTTTAGCGGGTCGCCAGAGGGTGGAGCTATGCAGGGGAGCGTCAATATCGGTCCTGGTGGGGCGGCGTCTGGGATGCAGGGGGTCCTTGCGAGGCGTCTACTCGAGCAGCAACAAGCACAAGCAGCGGTCGGCAATGGTAATGTGCAAGCCGAACCGATTGCGCAGTATAGCGGGATGACGCCAGACGATGTTGATCAGGCAGGCAAGCTCGCGCAAGCGCTTATGGCTCGGGGGAGCGACACGAGCCCCGTCCAGCACTGGACGCAAGCGCTCGCTCGCGTGATGGATAGCGGCGTCGGCGCAATGTATGCCGAGCAGGCGCGGAAGGGGAGGGCCGAAGGCAACAATGCGCTTGTGAAAGCGCTGCAGCAGAAGGCTGACCCTGCAACACTGGTGGCTAACCCCTGGACGCGCGACATGGGCACAAAGTTATGGGCGCAACAGCAGGCGCAGAACACCCCGCAGGCACAAGCCCAATTGCGGCTTACGGAGGCCAACGCGAAGAAAGCCGAGCGTGAAGCTGTGGCAGGTGTCAGTCCCGCGAACGTGCGGGAATGGCAATACTACAACAGCCTGTCGCCGCAGGACCAAGAGCGCTACTTGACGATGAAGCGGGCGGACAAGTGGGTAGACGCGGGGACATCGTTTGCGCGGCCGAACCCGGCCAATCCGCAGGCGCCAATGCAGAGAATCCCTAAGGATGTGGCGGGCACGGAGATCGAGAAGGGCGCGGGGCAGACCATTGCAAAGGCGCGCGCTGAATTGCCTGAGGCAAAGGCGCGTTTTGATCTCGTGTCCGGCTCTTTGGACAGACTAAAAGCAACAGCGGATAGCGTGTCGAAGCAGAAGGGGCTTGACCGCGTTGTCGGCGGTCTTTTGCAGGCGTATACGCCAAATCTTACTGAAGACGCGCTTAACGCTCAAACAGAGCTCGAAAACCTGAAAGTGAAGATTTCCGGTGCGGTGCTTCAGGCGATGCGCGACGCATCAAAAACGGGCGGCGCCGTTGGGCAAGTCACGGAACGGGAATGGCCGCGCCTGGAGAACATGATTGCGAACCTGGACCCACGCCAGGGCAAGGCGCAATTCATGCGTAATTTGAATGAGATCGTTAAGTACGCGGACGATGTTAAGCGCACATTGGCGGATGCGTACAAGGCGGATGTTCGAGCCGCAAGCGGGCAAAGCATCCCAGAAGGGGTGATGCCGAACGCGAGGCCAAGTCAAGCGGGGGCGCCTTCTGCGGTGCCTAACGGGTGGTCTATCCAGAGGCTCGATTGATGGCGAGATACAGGATCACAGGGCCGGACGGCGCGGCATATGACATTACCGCACCGGATGGCGCGTCAGAAGCGGAAGTCATGACGTTTGCGGCGTCGCAAATGTCATCTCTTGCGAACCCGACGCGAACACCTATCGCACAGCCCGCAAGCCGCCCCGAATCGCCGCCCCCGCAAGGTGCCGGGCGCTTCGCCGCGCCTCAAATGGCGGGCTCCCTCGGCAGCATGAACATGAGCGCGGCGGACGTTGCCTCGCAAGCGGTTCGGAATTTGCCGGCAAGCGCGACGCAATTTGCGAAAGACGTGGTCCAGCCGTTTCTCGATCCGGTCGGCACCTTCAACAATTTGACCGACATTGGGGGCGGGCTTGTATCGAAGGCGGCCGGCGCCGTTGGCATCCCGCAAGACCCGGAAGATAAAGCGCGGCGGGAAGCATCCGCAGACGCCGTTGGGCAGTTTTTCCGTGATCGTTACGGGAACATCGCCGCGATTAAAAACACGCTTGCGACCGACCCTGTTGGCGCGTTGGGTGATGTCGCTGCGGTATTGTCAGGAACCGCGTTGCCGCTCCGAGCGACCGGTGTCACGGCAAAGGCAGGTCGCGTTATCCAGCGCGCGGCAAATGCTATCGACCCTCTGCAAGCAGCAGCACGAACGGCGCGGGCAACGGGGGGTGGCGTCGCGAACATTCTAGGCGTCACGACGGGCGCGGGTGATGCGCCGATCCGCGAAGCCTACAAAGCTGGACGCGCCGGGGGTGATGCCGGTGCGGCGTTCATGTCCGGCATGCGCGACCCCGACGTGATTGACAAGAGTGTCGCATCTGCAAGGTCCGCCCTTGGGCAAATGCGCGCCGAACGCGGCGACGCTTATCGGGCCGGCAGGGGTGTGTTCACGGCTGTTGACGAGCCTGTTGCGGTGCTTCCCGCATATCAGGCGGTTGAAAATGCACGCGACGGCATTCGGGCCACGAACGCGGCGCGCGATGTGGTCGCAAAGATCGACCCCGTGGCAGAAGTTGCGCTCCGCAGAATCGCCAGCAAGATCAAGGAATTCGATGAATTGAGCGGCCCATACGGGCTATCTGTCGAACATGCGGACGGCCTGAAAAGGGCGATTGGGATTATCCGCGACCAGATCCCGGATACTCAACGCAATGCCTTCCGCGTAGCTGATGACGTTTACAAGTCCGTTGATGCCTCAATCCGGAAGCAGGCGCCGACATACGCGGCGACTATGAAGGACTACAGCACTGCTACGGATGCAATCAACGAGATCGAGCGGACGCTATCACTCAAGAACGGCGCGACAAAAGACACCGCCGCGCGCAAGCTGCAATCCGTGATGCGTAACAACGTAAACACGAATTACGGCCAGCGGGCGCGACTCGTCGATGAGCTAGCGAAGTTCGAGCCTGAGTTGAAGCCGAGCCTCGCGGGCCAAGCGTTGAATTCGTGGGCGCCGCGCGGGCTCGCGCGGATTACGCCTGCTTCGGTCGCGACGACTGGTGCGGCAACACTCAATCCGTTGGTTTTAGCCATGCTGCCGGCAACGTCACCAAAGCTCGCCGGATACGGAGCCTATGCAGCAGGGGCCGCAACGCGTCCCGTCGACACTCTTGTGGACGCGTTGATGCGTGCGAAGCTCCCGCCGGATAGGCTCGCGCGGGCTCTGATCCTATCGCAATTTGTCGGGCGGATGGAAAACGCGGACGGCGCCATTACGCAACCCGCCCCCATGCAATAAGAGGACACGATGGCATTCAACGGCTCCGGCACCTTTGTGCGCGTGCATGATTGGGAAACCGACAAGGCGAACTCGGTCAAAATAACAGCGTCGCGAATGGATGCGGAATTTGACGGCATCGCCACGGGCCTCTCGAATTGCATGACGCGCGATGGGCAAAGCCCCGCGACAGCCAACATCCCTATGGGAAACTACCTGATCACGGGGCTTGGCACGGCCAACAGCGGCGACGATGCCATGAGCCGCGACGCGAGCGACGCGCGCTATCTTCGGCTGAGCGGGGGGACTGTCACGGGCGACGTGACCGCGTCAGGCACCTGGACGTTTGCGACGGGCGGGACGATTGAGCTCGACGACAGCATTGCGAGCGCTGGCGCTGGCAATATGCCGCTCGCGTTCGACAACGACCCAGACACGGGGATGTTCCAGCCAACGGGCGACACGATAGCGTTCGCGTCAAACGCAACGGAGATCATGCGCCTCACTGCGGCGCAAAACGTCGCCATCGGCAGCACATCCGAGCCGAAGGGGCGGCTCGCGGTTGCGAGGTCGTTGACAGGGTCCATCGCCACGAGTGGCAATACGGACGGGTCGCAGCTTGCGGCGTTCTACGGCAGCAACGTCGGGACGAACGGCGTTGGCATCCACATCGGCACCAACTCAGACGGTGTCGGCTGGGTCCAGTGCCGCGACCAGGGCTCATTCAGCGCTAATTATGCGTTATCGCTCAATCCAAACGGCGGCGCGGTCAAGGCGGGCGGGCAAATCCAGTCCGATGGGGCGAATACTGCTGCGGAGCCTGGGTACTCATTCGCGGACGACATCGATACCGGGTTTTATCTGTCGGCAGATGGGCAAACCGGCTGGGCGAGCGGCGGCGCTCAAAAAGCGCTGTTCATGGACGGGCAATTCCAGGTCAGGTCGGCCACGTCGGCGGCCCCGATCTCGCTTTACCTTGAGCGCCAGGACGCGCACGGCGCGGCAGCGGCTGTCGGGTACGCTCGGTTTTACGGCCGGGACGATGGCGGGAACGCGACAGAGTATTGCAGGTTTCAGGCGACGGCAAAGACGGTAACGAACGGAGCAGAAGACGGGCAGCTCTATTTTTCGACGGTCAAGGCGGGATCGTTTTCAACGACGTTTTATGCGGGGCTCGGCCTCGTCGTCGGCTCGCCGACGGGCGGCGACAAGGGCGTCGGGACGGTTAACGCGACAGCGGTCTACGACGATAATACCTTGTTGACGTGTTACGTGTTCGAGGCAGAACGTAACGGGGGCACGCTCGATGTCGCCGCGTGGGATGAGCTTGCCCCCGACGCCATCGTGACAGATGAGGCCGGGGAGGTTGTGGCGCGGCAGCCAAAGCAGCACTTCGGCGCAAGGAAATTTGCGGAGAGGCTGGCAGACGCGAACGCTACGCCGCTGAAGCTGAAAAATTACATCCGCCATTGGAAAGAAAAAAGCCACCTCACATCCCTGCCGAACCGGGCCAATTGGGACAAGAACAAACCTCTGAGCACGGGCGAACTTGGTCAGCGTCTTTGGGAGACCGTCGAAATTCAAGCCGTTCACGACGCCGAATTGCTCGGGCTCATCGAAGCGCAACGGTCTGAAATCGACGTGTTAAAGAATGACGTGGCCTTGCTGCGGGCGGCGCTCGCGGGGCTTGCGAATGAAGCGACGCGGGAGGGATGATGCAGAATTACGCCCCGTGGGCATGGCGCTCGGACATGAACGCTCCGGCGCCGATTAATCTTGGACGCTGGCCCAAGTCGCTCCGTCTCTAATTTTGTAAATTGTACGCGGGGAAACACGGACTAAGTCGGCCAACTCGTTCGGTGTCGCGCCCAACTTAAGTAGGCGCCGCATGATGCGAACTTGAGAAGAGTTCAGCTTCCTATTTGGTGACTTATCACCCCTCAAGTCTACAAGCGCATCAAGCCATTGTAATTCT